ATTGCAGTTGAATCAACGTCTAAACGTTGGTTCGCTGGTTGTTATACTTACTATGTCCCTCCGGCGGATACTTTCGTCGGAAAGGCTCGTGAGTACGAGACCTATGCAAATAGGATTCTCGGAACCAGGCTGACTCCTGAAGTGGTTTGGAACCTCGCCCCCTGGAGCTGGGCTGCCGATTGGTTCGTGAACCTCGGCGACATGGCTACCAACTTTTCTTACTTTGGTAGCGATGGCCTAGCGTTGCGTTACGGATACGTGATGGAAACTAACACCAGCGCAATCCGTTCCTCGTGGTCCGGCCAAGTAAACTTGGCAGGAGCCCCGAATACCTTTATGACGATCTCCGAGCACTTCGGTTCTCGGACTCTTCAACGGAGGTATGCTTCCCCTTGGGGATTTGGCCTAACTTTCGATGGTTTTAATAATCGACAGTTAGCCATCACGGCTGCCCTCGGTTTAACCGTCGGGCAGCGCAACTAGTTTTGTGGTGTGACGACATTACACCGCCGACTAGTTTGTTAGCGAATCAGGGATCATCTTAATCCTAGATGGTCTATAACTAAACCATAACAAAACCGCATATTGTGCAGTTTTCAAGGAGTTTCAATGGCCTTTTCCGATCCGCAGTCTGTCACTGTCAACTCGGTTGCTCAGTCGATGCCCCGTGTTTCCACGGGCACGAATGAGTCGACGTACCGTAAGGACGACGGTTCGTACCGTATGACCGTTCGCCATTCATATGGCAAGCGGGTGCGTACGAACATCCGAATCGACAATGTCAAGTTGGCAGCAGACCCCTTCACGCCGGCGATCAACAAGGAGATCAACGTTAACGTTGGTCTCACCATTGATCGCCCAGTGGCGGGTTTCTCCAACACCGAGATTAAGTACGTGGTCGATGCGCTTACTGCGTATCTGGCCGCGTCCTCGGGGGCGAAGGTCACCCAGCTTCTGGGTGGCGAGAGCTAACACATCTGTTAGCTGCGGGGTATTCCTACGCCATAGGTATACCATAGTTCGGAACGACCATTTGTCATGATACACCCCCAAATGATGGAGGAAACATGAAAGGCCTGTACAAACTCTGGGATATCGTAGCGAATGAATATGCTGCGATTTGCCGCATTGACGCAACCATGGACATAGATTATGTCCATGGGAGGATAGAGAAGGAAGGGCAATCGTTTTTAACGATTACCCTTACGAACTTCGGGAAGGCTTTCGAGCTTTCGCTCGCCGAAGGTCGTACCTCAAGGAACCTTTCTCCACGTGACGAACCCTTTGCGGGGTTCCAGCGTAGAAAAGGTTCGGGAATTCCTCACTTTCTGAGTGGATTCCTAGGCCTGATCTTCAATCCTCAATCAGGTGTTCTTCTCGAGGAGGTTAATATTGAGGCGGTACGAGCCGTACGTCAACTTACGTTGATGTTTGGCAAGATACTTCTTCCCTGCAGTGATGCTAGGGTGGAGGCCGCTTTCAATAACTACCTCGAGTGTGAGCAGGAGTTGATCGCCAGCGATAAAACCTTGTCTATCGACCTCATTGAGGGCTTTAAGCAAGCGTCGCTGTTGCTCTGGGGTGATTCCATGCAGCAAGTAGACGAAGACATCTACTATGGCCGCATCATCCCATCGCACGGACCCGGTGCCACGGCTGATCGCCTCGTCGCTAACGCGAAGTGGAATCAGCTTGAGTGGACTGAGCGTTTGGAGAAGATATTCCCATTCGGGGAATACCTCATTCCGAATTCTCGGTATCACGTCGAGTACCTTTCGTTGATCAACTTCCTGGAGCCCGGTTCGGAACGACCCACACGGGTCATTACCGTACCTAAAACGCTCAAAACGCCTAGAATCATTGCTATCGAGCCGACCTGCATGCAATATATGCAGCAAGGAATTTCTCGATCCCTCGTCCCGCGCTTGGAGAATGTCTACTCCAGGAAGGGGATATTGGGTTTCACAGACCAGTCGATTAATCACCGAATGGCTTGTGAGGGGTCAATGTCTGGAAAGTTGGCGACCTTGGACTTGTCCGAGGCCTCCGACCGCGTTTCGAATCAGCTTGTGAGAGCCATGACTAGTAACTTTCCCCACCTTTCGGAGGGGATAGATGCTTGCCGTTCTCGCACAGCGGATGTAAATGGTAAGATTATTAGGCTTACCAAATTCGCGTCGATGGGCTCCGCTTTGACGTTTCCCATAGAAGCGATGGTCTTCGCGACCATCGTGTATATGGCAATCGCCCAGGCGAAAGGACGTCTGTTGGATGAAGGACTCATTCAAGAGTTCCGTCATTCAGTGCGTGTCTACGGGGATGATATTATCCTCCCCACGGACTGTGCGATCTGGGCAAAGGTGTTGCTCGAGGCTTTCGGCTTTCGAGTCAATTCCTCCAAGAGCTTCACGGAAGGTAACTTTCGTGAGTCTTGCGGAAAGGAGTACTTCCGAGGGCACGACGTATCAGTATGTCGTGTTCGACGGGTTATTCCTTCAGGCCCAGCAGACGTACCGGAGATTCTGTCGTTTGCCTCATTTCGTAACCAGGCTTATATGTCTGGTTTGTGGCAAACGTCAAAATATTGTGATGACATACTGGAGCGAGTCCTAAAGGGACTCTATCCTATAGTCACCGCAACGTCTCCTCTGATAGGTCGGGTTTCAATCCCTTTCCTTCCTATGATGGAAGGTTGGGACGATGACACCCACCAACCCCTAGTCAGGGGTTGGATCCCACGCTTAAAGTTCCCCCAAAGGGGACTTGACGGCGTAGGTGCCTTGATGAAATGTCTCCACCTACTCGGTGCCTCAGAAGAAGAGAACGAATCTCGTCTTCGTCAGAGCCGAAAAGGCGGTATGCCAGCCGCTGAGGTGGACCATTTGGTCCGCTCTGGACGGCCCCTCTCCGTTAGCATTCAAAGAGGGTGGAGGTCCGCTATCTAAGTAATAGGTAGCAGATCGCCAATAGCAAAATGGACATCTACCTTAGGGTAGGTGCTGGG